CCCTCCATTTTTTGAATGGATAACTGATGATTGCATTCATGAACCAGCAGGAGGCCATACCGCTTTCCCTGGGCAAGGCGCAAAATGGCTAGGGGAAGAAGGGTATAGTTTTACGAGAGACATGAGTTTAAGGCATAATCTTCTTAAGGAAGGTAGAGATGTCTCCGTTGATTACTGGGATGACATGAATCAAGTCGAGTGGCATGGGTTTGTGATGTGCCCTTTAACGTTTTCGGAAGAAAGATTTAAGACTCTTTACGCTGATCACAAACTTAATCCCAAGCCACCTAGCCTCGATAACCTTGGCAGAAGAGCGTTTACTTTTGGTTGGGATTCAACAGCCCAAATAGTTAATGGTACTTGCGGACCCCCCCAGTCTTACGCTTCTCCTCCAACGCAGGGTATGGACGATGTGAGTTTTGATGGTGGGCCTTTTGTTTACGCTCAAGTCCACGTAGAAAATAGAACTAAAAATCAAAGAGCTTCTATAAACTTGTTTCCTGGCTGGTGCTATAGGTATCACAATCACCCTTATGGGGTTTGGGATATGCATAGAACTGGCGGATGGAACATGCCATTAATAAGGAAGACTTACGCAAATAATTGGTCAGACCCACTAGATTTTTCGACATATCCTTCTATTGATTTTTATGGCCACAAGTTTTCAAATAATTTTAATGCTGACGGCGATAGATCATTCAAGTATTGCGGAGATTTAAAAGAGATGTATCACTTTGGCACGGGCGTTTACCCAGACCAAACGTACAACAGTTCTGAAGGGACGTGGGGTCCGCACCCTCAAGCTGGACTAAGATACTCAGGGTATTTTAATGCCAGCTGCGGGACTTTTGGGAGGCAAGGATTCCAAATGCAACCATGGGATGTCTATGACCCAAGCGAGAATTCACCCAAACAACCCAACCCATTTCATTATAATCAGGAATTAATTACTCCAGCCAAATTCTTTGGGATGGGAGACGGGTGTCAAGACATACCAGTTAAAAGTACGTGGTCAAAAAACGCGGGCACAGTTTACTCTTTCCATATAATCGATTACACGGGCGTAACTCATCCATACCTGAAGACCGTCACGGGCGAGATGAAGGAATTCAATGATAAGGGATATGGTGCAGAATATTTTTTCGCAAATTCCATATTGGGTCAATACGGAGACAACTATTGGAATGAGTATGTAACTGGATGGATAAATACAGGTGATTACGCGGGAGAAACGGTATCCTGTATGCACGTAAGAACAGGGTATTCCACAAAAGTCGGATCATTGCGGCAAATAGAATATTACTGGTTGGGAACAGGCATAAATGATGTTCATTTCGGCTTTCCATACGGAGGAATAGACTGCCTTCTTAATCACGGGCCTCTCTCGCCTTACCCAAACTACAGTATATGTTGTGACATCGGAATGATTCCTCCCTTCATTGGGTCTACTACTACAACATCAACTACAACAACAGCAAATCCAAACCCAACGACAACCACGACTTGTGATCCAATGGACCCTAACTGTGGGCAGCCAGCGACAACAACCAGCACAACTACAGAAGACCCAATATACCAACTTTGCGAAGAGAATGACCCAAAAGCTGTAAGTGTGTCATGTCCTGACGGTAAAAACCCAGGTGGGTATTCAAGCGATGGATATGTCTGTAATTGGGAGCAATGCTCTTCGATGACGTGCGAAGTCTTCGACCCAAGCATAGGCTACGAGACAACGGTAGCTTGGGACAGTGGAATTTGGCCTTCTGATAGGGGATGGGTAGAATTAAAAACAAAACAAAGGAACGAGAATCCGCCCAGATATTGGCATGGCCCATACGCAAGCACCCACTTTACGTTTATGTATTCTAATGCTGATTCTGCGTGGAAAACTCATTATCCGACAGAGAAAGTAGAGGAATTCCCAATTTCAGGGTTCCCCCACAAGTTAAATTTCAAAGTAGAAATTGAAGAGTATATAGTAAAAGACTTTGCGTCTGGTGGGTACATAAATGATCAAGGTGGAATTGTTTGGGATCAAAAATTATCACAAGAAGGCGGGGGTCAGATGCCCCAATTTGAAGAAAAGAATACTGGATATGATTGGGGCAACCTTGTAGATGAAAGTTTTATCGGAGACCCCGAAGCAATCCATGATTTAGGTAAAGGTGACGATGAGCCGCGAGTTAATTATGTCATTGATTGGTCCACGGCAAATGGCAGAAATATAAACAGGTACAGTGGAGAAACCTACTTCGACAGAGGGAATCAAAATGCCAATGGTATACTCTACGGTTACGGAACTAGCCAGAAAGACGCAATTGGCGCACAACTCCAATTTGAACAAGGAGGGTATCATCACCATACTGGCTACCTATTCCCTATAGAAGCTACTTATGTACATCCAACGTACAACTTGAAGACTCATCAGGTTGACATGACTAGCATGATTAATGCTTTGAGTATTGGTAATTATTTTTATTACAATTGCGATGGGGTGGGAGAGTACGACGACGCATATTACGATCACTGGCACGATGACCCCGTGTATTTCAATCCCATGGAAAGTAATGAGATTAATACGGGGATATTCTCTAGAAGACCTCAAAGCCTTTACCATGACGACCCCTTCACTGGGACACTTTTACACCAAAAACAAATATACGGTGATCACTGGGTGGGCTTAAGGCCCGGGTGCTTATTTTCCGCGTGGACTTACGAAATTTTGTCTGGTTACAACGGCTCCGAGCTTGTTTCCCACGTTGCAGGAAGCCCTGGTGATTTAGTTATGTGTCAGACAGGCGTCGATGGCAAGTATGAAGTCCCCTACAATTCCGAATATGATGCTCAAGCAGCGTGGGATTTCATTAATGAGTTCATGGGGGAATTCGGCGCACCGGGTGAAGATGGGGTGTGCCAGCTTTACGAAAACTTCTATGGCACATGTTCGGGGGTTGAGGGTCCACCCGCCTTAAAAGAAACTGTGATAACCGAACACCCTTGTCTTAGGTTAAACAAGCCCGATAACAAAGAGGCTTCGGAAATTCTAAAACAATGCGATAACAGGGTATACTTATTTAATATAGGTGCTTCCGGTTTAGATGTTCATGTCAGGGCTCCAGATTACGTTTCAGGCTACATGGTTAACACAAACCCAAACATCGGCTCGGAAATGATGGGGTATGGGTATCAGGAAGACTGGGGATCGCATGTAATTCCTTGGTCTTCCTCGGAAACAGCTGCGTTGGGTTTTCAAATAACAGGAACAAATACTGTAATGAAAAATGTTCTTGATGAAGACCCTCAAAGCCCAACTTTCGGAGAGTATATAATGGGCATCGCAGCTGGGTCAGACAACGAAACAATAGATTGGTTTGGTCGTGAATGGCTAGACGAAAAAGAAATTTATTATGAGCAAATTGTATACGAAAAACATGGAACACTTTTTGAAGAACCACCAGAAACAACCTGGGAAATAACTTCAACTGGTTACGAAACAATAATACAACATGGCGCACGGTTAGCCGAAGAAGGAACGAAAATACGAGTATCTGGGTGGACAGAAACATCGAAAATTGTAATAAAAATTAAAGACATAGAAATACATAACTATGGAGAGATACCCTACGACTCTTACTGGACTATGGAAAGTAGCGGTAATTGCATGGTAACGGGAAATATGGCTTACAATTATCAAACTGAAGCGTCCATTTATACAGAGGGTATAGTGCTGGAAGACAAGAGCACCGACCCGTTAAAAGATGTTCTAGATTATCCCCATTACGCTTCTGAGGTCATAAAAAGGCAAGGAGTAATACTACCTAGTGGAGATTTTCAATTTGGCGAATACAATCCAGACTTTGAAAACCAAATAAAAGAAATCCGCCCCGCTCCCTCGAAAATGGTAATGAGGACAAATGAATTTATAACAGCGGGAACAGGCCACCACAACTATCACGAGCTTCTTAAAGGTGCTCCACATTATTACAATAGATATATTTGGCCGACTATGAGTGATATGGCTCAATGGAATGGGGGGGAGCTATCATGGGAGGGGTCGCCAACCTTTGATAACTCTATATACCCAGTTAACATGCTAATGATATCCGCTCAAGTTGGGCAGCCGACAGCGACAAGTAATAAGAGTGAATTCATACAAAGGAATTATGCCCCGACTCAGCATATAGCTTTCTATGACAGCGTGGTAGTAGACCCAACAATAAATAAGGAGTGGTGGGTAAACTTAGACTTAAAACATAGTTACCAGCCCAATACTTCTTACTTTGTCCCAGAGGGTACAACCGTGAATGATATTAGGCAGGGGGTAGTTCCAGCCAAAAAGACCGTTATGACCCCAGATATGGGAGACGGGTCTTCCGCAACGGAGGGCGGGGGTAATGTCGTGGGGATATTAACTTGATTTTTTTCTGGCCGACTTCATCTCAGAGTACTTGGTGTAAATTTTGTTTGTCTGTACTATAATCCTGTCAGCAAATATGGTATTGTCGTCTTGTTTTTGACCTATTACGACTACAATATTTTTATCCTCTGGTAGGGAGCCGCTGTTCTCGTCTTCGCACATTTCAATTTTATCATTAAAAAGCATGACCTTAACTCTCCCCGTTTCGTCATCTACTTCTGTAATAAGATACCGATTCCCGTTCTTTGATGTCCTTAATGCTGGCTTGCTAACTACAGTGCCTATAAAAGTAACCTTGCGCCCCTTTCTTTGTTCGCTGACTTCGCCTAGCCCCATTAGGTCGGGGCTTTTTTCTATAAAAATATCTTTTAAGGCTTTTCCGTAGGTATATCCTAATAAATGCTTTTCGTAGTACCAGTTTGCAAAGCTCTCTGACGCGCTGTTCTGGTCGTAGATAGCTTTATATGGAAGGGACTTTTTCTTAATCGTCTCATGGCGCGATTCTTTAATACATGGCTTAACCACTCCTTTCGCGGTGACCTCGGTTTTGGTTAGTAGGGTTTTAAATATTTGAACCAGATCGTTCTCGTGCTTCTTGCCCAGTTCCAAGCATAACCTTTTCTCTCTTTCTGTTAAGATATTCCAAAGTTGAGCTTCGTATGCTACCTTCGAACGAGACTGCTTAAATCCTTGTAGAGCACCCGAGTGAATCAAGGCACATAGTATGCTCACCGTAAGCCCAGCTTCTTTAGCCGCTTCAAATACCTCCAACTTTGTTGAGGTGTCTTTTTTGAAATCGTTAAGTTTTTGAATTGATTTGTCGGAGATTCCTTTTATTGATATTAATCCGAATCGAATGTCTTTACCTTCTATGGAAAAATCCATTTCGGATTTAGTAATGTGCGGAGGCAAAAGGACAATACCGAAACTTGCCATCTCTTTTTGGATTTTGGAGATTTCACTTATGGAGTCACCTTCGTGGCGAGTCATCTTGAGTAAGCTAAGAAAAAATTGTTGCGGATATTTGAACTTTAAATAAATAGTCGCCGCAGACAAAGCAGCGTAAGAAATTGAGTGTGATTTATTGAAGGAGTAGTTGGCTGAGTCCTCTAGGATTTTCCAAAGGATTTCCCCAATCTCTGGATCAAGACTTTGTTCTTTAGCTTTGTCTTTAATTTTCTTTTTCCATTTTCGTACTTCTGCCCTTTTCTTTTTGCCGACAATACGGCGCAACAATTCCGCTTCGTCGAGGGTAAAGCCTACTTTGTGGGCCATTTGCATCATTTGCTCCTGATACAAACAAACACCACCTGTTGACGCTAGAATATCATCAAAGAATGGGTGTATGGATTCTTTTACTCCATTGTTTGAATAGTTCGCGTATTGATCGACAAAAGCTAAGGCTCCTGGTCGAGCTAAAGCCAACACAGCACTTAGCTCTTCCAGATTTTTCGGCATCACTTTTCGGCAAACCTTGTAGTTAGTATCAGCTTCAATTTGAAATAGCCCATGAGGAGTTTTTAGGTCTTGGAGATTTTGGTAGATTTCTTTCTTGTTAAAATCGATATCTTCAACTGAGATTCCGAGGCTTTTACATACGTCGTCTATAACTGATACCGACCTTAAGCCCAGCAAGTCTAGTTTAACGTTAGTTACGGAGGTCCAATTCATGTCGTAAGAGGAAACATGAGCCTTCTCTGAGGAAAGTTCCGTTGGGCAGCTTTCACTCATGTCTTCATACGATAATGATAAGGCGGAAGCATGGACTCCCTTGTTTTTAATTAAGCCTCTTAGCTTTAGGGCAATTTCATAAGACTTTTTATTTTCATCGCACCACTCTTGTAGCTCATCTACTTCATTGTAAGCCTCTGAGATGTCCATGACTTTGCCAAAGACCTTTGGTATCATGGACGAAACAAGGTTCATCTCTTGTTCGGTCTTACTCCCAACGATTTTACCACATTCTTTGATGCAGAGTTTCCCGCTAAGGGTACTAAACGTGATAATTTTAGATGTTCTGCCTTGGAACTTACCTTCTAGGTATTTAATTACATTTTGTCGGTTGTAATAGCAGATATCCAAGTCAACATCACACATTAGGGAACCATCAAGATAGGTGATGCCCTTTACCACTTTCTTTTTTGCTCGAATTTTTGAGATAAATCTTTCGAAATAAAGACCGTATTTAATGGGGTCAACCTTGGTTACCCCAATTAGGTAAAGGATAAGGCTACCAGCCGCGCTGCCGCGACCAAGGCCCGTAGGTATATTATTACGCTCGCAGTAATTAATTACGTCCCATACCAAAAGAATGTAATCAATAAAACCTAAATCTTTTAAAGTAGATAATTCATACTTGGCTCTATCAATATACTCATCAATATTAGAATTATTTTTATTTAATTTTAAATTTTTAAATCCAGTGTTGGCTAATGAACGTAAAAAATCATAGTTGCTGGTGTCTTCACTGACTCCAACCTCTCTTTTAAACCTGTTTTCTATCTCAAATGTAGGCAGTCGTACTCCGTGGAGTGGGAGGCTTATTCCTTCGAACTGAGACTTGAAATCTAAACTTCTATTTCCCATTTTAATTTATTCCAAACTTTTAGATTTAGCTCTAGATCGACAATGGCATTGTGTAGACTGTCGTAGTCATGATCGATCTTGTACCCCTTCGCTAAGGCCATCAGATTCGTTCTAACGCCCTTTTTCCGTATATTAGACATCCGATACTGGTACTCTAGCAAAGAGCCCTCTTCCTCGTTATAAGGCATCCCCATTTTAACCCCTCTAGCTAGGGCATTTGTATCCAAAATCTTAGGCATTATCCCTTTGTAATCACAATTATTGAGCTTGTAGTAGTCTCGGAGTAAGTAGAGGTCAAAGTGGAGCATGTTGTGGGCAATAATCCAGTCAGCTTTATCGAGCCAGTCCCTGATGGTCGGAAAGGCTTGTTCGGGGGGTATCCCCTTTTTCTCCATTGTTCTTTCGCTGTACCTAGTGATTCTAGCTGCTGCTTCTCCGATTTTTAGGTCTGTGTCCCACTTAATGTAGAAATCTTTTTCGGCGGTCTTCTTGCCATTTACAGCCTTAATCATGGCAATCTGCCAAGGGAGATTGTAGGAGCTATTAAGGCACAGATTAAAAGTCTCGCAGTCTATGAGGACATAAGTCTTAGATTTATCAAACCGAAGGAGGTGTTCACGCATGAGAACCTCCTTCGAGTTTCTTCTTTAAGGTAGACATTTCATACAATTTTTCTTTTGGGATATAGTGATTGATGACTCCATACCCAAAATCCTTCTTAGGGGCAGCAAGGACTTCTTTTTTGTACGCCCACCCTAGAAGTTTTGCCTTGTCAGTTTCATCGAAATACTGAGCTAAGACATATATGTCAGATTTGACATGATTCTCTTCTACTATAAGGTTGAATGCTTTTCTGGCAGTTTTGACATCTATAGAGCCCAACCCAGAGGGGAAGTCTTTCCCCCCATCCCCCTCTGGCCGTAATTCTTCATCAACACTAAAGCCAAATTCCCTAGCAAATTGGTATTCACCCGCCAAACCAAGACGTTCGTA